AACATCACAACGTGAACTAACTCAGTACTTCGGAAATGTAGATTTCCGCACAGTATCAAGTACAGTACAACAAGGCGATGAAACTAATGATTACGGTCTATTAGCAGCATATTCATTCTTAGGTCAAGCATCAGCAGCATATGTTGTTCGTGCAGATGTCGATTTAGTGGCACTTCGTCCTAAGACAGCAGAGCCAGTCGGCTTACCAGTGACAAACACTTATTGGGTAAATCCAACACTATCTAAGTTTGGTATTTTTGAATACACAGCAAGTGGATGGACAGCAGTAACACCAAGTGTTGAAATTGTAGCAGCAGCAGCCGCAACACCTACCGCAACCGTTGTTAATGGAAACTATCATGTTACCATCGAACAAGTAACAACTCTTACTAACGTCCGTTATTGGATTGGAGAAGGCGGTGCATGGGTTGCATTAGATTCTAGTTGGACAACTGGTGGTGCATCATCAACAATGTCACCGCATTACACAGCACCAACTTCGCCTGTATTAGCCGATGTATGGATTAAGACAACATCACCTGGCGCAGGCATTGATTATGATATTTCATTATTCACTACCGCAGCAGGAGCATTTGTATCAAAGACTGCAATGTATGTACAAGCAGCAGCACCTACGGGTGTGGTTGGTGATACTTTCCAAGATGGTACAGCAGCAACAGCACGTGTATTAACAGAAGGTGATATTTGGTTTGACGTAGATGATGGTTTCATATCTATTCATCGTTATAATTCAACTACTACTTTATTCGTTGATATGGTTTCAACAGTACAAACAACTGCACCAGTTGGTGTAGCAGCAAATAACACTATTTGGTTTGATGAGGCAGTAAACGAATTGGCTATTTTTGAAGTAGCAGTAGATGGTGGTGTACAGAAATGGAAGAAAGCAACTAATGTAACTTACACATCATCAGCACCCGCAGTTGGGGCAGATGGTGATTATTGGATTGACACTGACGCAACTGGTTATCCAGTTATCTATCGCAGTAATGGTGCAGCATGGGTTGTTAAAGACAATACAGATCAAAGCACATCTAATGGTGTAGTATTTGGTGATATCACTGATTTAGATTCAGCAGCAGGCTCTTATGTATTAGCAGCAGACGTATTAGCGGGCGGTCCTAGTCCATTGTTATATGCAGAAGGAACATCAGCAGTTAACATGTGTCGTTCAAAGAATACTGTACGTAAGTATGATTCAACATTAACAACTACATGGAAATGGCGTAATTTTGCAAGTAATGCAGCAAGCGGTGCAGGATCATTTGGTCGTTTAGCACAACGTAAAGTTGTAGCAGCAGCATTGCAATCAAGCGCAGCAGGATCAACACTTCGTGAAGAAACTATTCAGTTCCGTTTAATCGCAGCACCTGGCTATCCAGAGTTGATGGACGAAATGGTAACATTAAACGCTGATCGTAATGAAACAGCATTTGTTGTTGCAGATTCGCCATTCCGTTTGACACCAACCGAAGCAGTAAATTGGGTTCAAGGATCAAGCGCAACCGAAAATGGTGAAGATGGTCTAGTAACTAAAAATACATACGCAGCAGCATATTATCCTAGTGTATTGACTACTGATCCAGTATCTGGATTAAGCGTAGTAGCACCAGCATCACATAGTGTTCTTTATACATATGCATATAACGACAACGTTAGTTACCAATGGTTTGCACCAGCAGGCTTAACTCGTGGTGTTGTTCAGAATGCATCAAACGTTGGTTATGTCAATTCAGAAAACGAATTTGTAGCAGTTTCATTGACGCAGGGACATAGAGATGCAATGTATTTAAATAAATTGAATCCGATTGTTAACTTCCCAGCAGAAGGTATTGTTATCTTTGGTCAGAAGACACTAACAGCAACAGCAAGTGCATTAGATCGTGTTAATGTTGCTCGTTTAGTTGCATATTTGCGTGAGCGTTTTGCAGTTATCTCACGCCCATATTTGTTTGAGCCAAATGACGAATCAGTTCGTACCAATGTAGCGCAAACGTTCAGTGGTTTCATCGCAAATGTTCAGACAAATCGTGGTGTGTATGACTACAGTGTGGTATGTGATTCTACTAACAATACACCAGCACGAATTGATCGTAATGAAATTTACGTTGATATAGCAATTGAGCCTACGAAATCGGCAGAATTTATTTATATTCCAGTCCGTATTGTCAATACAGGTGATTTAAGTTAAGAAATATTAAATTTAATATTTAACAAAGCCCACTTTATGTGGGCTTTTTGTTGCAAAATATTTATTGAAAAATAAAAACCTAAAAAGCATAAATACATTTATATATATAATAGTCTAACATTAGAGTAGGCTATTTAAATTCTAAGGAGAAGAAAATGGCTATTTTAACAAATTTCGGTGTACCCACGGGCGTAGCAGGGGATTCAACAATCACGTTGATGCCGAAGTTACAATATCGCTTCCGAGTAACTTTTTATGGGTTAGGTAATTCAACATCCCAGTTAGTTACACAGAATGTAATTAGTGCTACTAGACCTGGACTAGATCACGATGATGTCACTATTGATACATACAACTCGAAAATTCGTCTTGCTGGAAAGCATATGTGGCAAGACATGACAGTAGTATTACGCGATGATACTAACAACAATGTTATAGAAGCAATCCGCGATCAGATGAATAAGCAAGTAAATCACGCTGATCAATCAGCACCATTGGCTGGCGCAAATTATAAGTTCATTATGATGTGCGAAACACTAGATGGTACACAAGGTACTGGTTTCAACGGTGGTGTAATTGATCGCTGGACACTTGAAGGTGCATTTATTCCTAGTGCTACATTCGGTGATTTGAATTACGCAACATCAGATGTTGTACAGGTATCAATGACTATTCGTTTTGATAATGCTCAATTAAAGACTAATTTTGCAGTAGACGGCGCAGCAGCGACTTTATAATAAGTTACTCATGAGTAATTTTACTAATGCCGCATCAAAGATTTACGGACAAAACCAGCGCGGTTCGTCCGTAAATCTGTTTGTTCCTAGAAATAAGTTCAACTTTAAAGTCGAAATTACTTACTTGGGCGGTGCTAATGGCAGTCGTAAAACTCTTATATTGGAGAAGATATCTGAGATACAAATGCCAGCACATTCTATAAAGACTCAGACATTAAATCAATATAATAAGAAGCGTACAATTCAAACTGGAATTGATTACACTCCTATATCATTGTCTGCGTATGATACCCGCGATGCAGAGATAGAAAAATTCCTAGTAGGATACAACAATCATTATTATTCAAGTCCTATGTCTGATAATTATGATATTATGGAAGATGATGCGATTAGTGAAAACTTTCTTTCTGACGAAAGCGGCAAGGGTTTTAATTTAACCAATAATCGTTATTATATTATTAATATAAAGATAACTAGAACTTCTTCAAAAGAAGACAACAACATTATAGAAATTTATAATCCTATTATTACTAATATACAAGCCGACACACTGAATTATTCAGAATCAGCACCAGTGCAATATCGTATAGATTTTACATACGAGGGTTATAAAACAACCACTAATGGCATAGAACTAGCGGAAGAACCAGTTGCATCATCATCATCGGGCACTATTGTTCCACGATCTGTTCTTAGACAAGAGTCAATATCAACAGTCGAACCTATTGTCCCAGCGACAATAGCAGTTGTTCCTGGATTAAGTGTAGACGAAGCAAAAGCAGCAGATTTTGCAGAAGTATACAATGACGCATCAGCAGTATTTGCAAAGCATGGTACGCTAGTTATGCCATTTGGTCCTACTGTAGAATTTGATGAAAACAGACAGATTCATAAAGTTAGTGTATACAATCCATCTACTAATAGCAATGAATTTTTAACGAACAAGTCAATATCAGGAGCTGCTGAACAACTTTACAATACAGCAGAAGAATTTGAAAAAACTGTCAGTGACTACATAGCAGGTCAGTAATAATGGCAAAATTCCATCAAGGATTATACACACCAAAAAACCCAGATAAATACTTAGGTAAGGGCGCACCACGTTATCGTTCAAGTTGGGAACTAGTTGTTTTCAGAATGTGTGATAATCACCCATCTGTATTAGGATGGGGTTCTGAAACACATCGTATCCCATACAAAAACCCACTTACTGGAAAGAATTCTAATTATGTACCAGATTTATTGATGGTATATCAAGATGCAAATGGTAAGCAACACGCAGAGATGGTAGAAATAAAACCAGCGGGACAGACACTAGGTGAAGCAAAAAGTCAATCACAAAAAGCAGCCGCAGTAGTCAATCACGCAAAATGGGAAGCAGCAAGACATTGGTGTAGATCAAAGGGTTTAGGTTTTCGCGTCATCACTGAGCATGAGATATTCAATAAGCCAAAGAAGCGAACAAAAGCGCAAAGGAAAAAGAAATGACACAGAAATTAAGCGATACATTTAATTTACCGCCTATAGAAGATATATCATTTAATTTTGATGATGACGAAAATGAGATAGTTCCGTCATCGGAAGAAGTGATAGCAGAACTCAAGAAACAAATAGCAACGCAATCAACCACGATGGATATGTCTATGAAGGTAGATGCTGCATTGCCGATGGTGGTGGGCTTAGAAGCGATAGATCGAGAGATGGATGATTATGCACAAAAGGCAATCAATGCATTTGATGATATAGTAGATTTGGCAAAGAATGTAGACGATAGAAATGCAGCAGCATTATTGGATAGTGCAAGTAAAATGTTATCAGCCGCTATAACCGCAAAGCAAACAAAGATGGATAAAAAAATAAAAATGATTGAGTTGCAGATGCGCAAAGAACGACTTAACATGGATAACCGAAAAGTTGATCATGTAATCAATAAGAACAATCCAGAAGATCCAGAATCAATTGATGGTAGATTGATAGGAAATCGTACAGATATGTTAGCAGAAATATTAGCCTCAATGGAAAAAGGGGAAGAAGAAACTTAATTAAGTCTGGTGATTTTTACAATAAAGATAAATAGTTATAATATTAGGAGAATTAACCCATGAAGTCCTTTACAGAATACTTGACAGAATCAAAAAATACATACACTTTCCGCATTAAATTAGCAAAGGAATTATCTGGAGATGATTTATCTCGCATTGAGAATCACTTAGCAAAGTACGATGTACAGAAAGTAAGCTCACCTACTAAGTTGATGCTACAAAGCGTACCCTATGACTTTCCACAACTACGTGGATACGAGATATTTGTTATTGAATTTGAAACAAATTTACCAGCAAGTGCATATCAAATACAAATAGAAATTCAAACTCTACTAGGTATCAGCGACGGCTTTATGAAAGTTCGTTCAGATCAAGAACCACTAGAGCAAGCAGAACAAGCATTATCAGATGATGCAGAGGTTGCAAGTTTATTAGCAGATAGCACATATTCAGAAGCAGAGTCAATAAATCCAGACGATTATTTCGGTGACAAGTACAATACTTCTTTTGTTCAAGAATTGTTAAAATTGAAAAAAGATCAGGAGAAGAAAGATGCATGAAATTAGAAATTATGTCAACATTATAAATGAAAGTTGGATTGATGATTTATCCATTGAGGATTTAAGATCATTGGCTGGTCGCAGTGACAATCGCACATCACCAATAATTAACCCCAATAATGTCATAGTAGACGGAAATGTTACATTAGATAATATTCAACGTACAAGTGACAGTGAAGAATTTACTGCGGTAGCAAATGGATTTGGTTCATCAGAAGGATCAGAAGACTATGATATTGATGTTAAAGATATTCAAGTTGATATTAAAATAGAAGCATTCGGTTCGGTACAAGAAGGTGAATTCAAAATTGTCAGTGTTACTGGCGATGGTAATTTTGTACATGAAGATGGTGAAAATTGGGGTGATTATACTGATGCATTTGTAAACGCAATGCAAACAGAAGCAGTTGAAGAAGAAAAGAAAAATTGTGGTTGTGGAAAAGATCCTTGTGAAACATATGGTAAAACTGACGTTGAAGAAGCAATGGGCCCAATGGCAAAAGTTAATGACAAAGGTCAAATAGAAATGACCAAATCAGATTATTCAAAGATACATCGTGATTATAGGACCAAAATTGATGGTACTTACATGGCATTGCGCCTTGATCATAAAACAGGTGGCACAGTATTGACACCAGTAACATTTATAGACGCAGTCGCAGAAGGCGAAGAAGTGCGTTCAGAAGAAAAGGATACAGATAACATGACGAATTCAATGAACGAAGGTAAAGTCAAATCACAAATGATTGATGATTCAGAAACAATGTCTAAAGCAGACTTTATTAAGAAGTACGACCAAGAAAATGCTGACGACTTATATGAAGTATATGAAGCAACTAAGAAAGTATGCAAGGATTGCGGTGATGAAATACACAAGCCTACTACAGATTGCAAGCATGATTGTGATGATGAAATGGGCGAAAACTGGGTAGCAGAATCATCTAAATTAGATGAGTCTCCTACAATGGATACTACTCAATTAGTAAGCATGTTACATCTTGCAGGTCTATCAGAAGAAGCGATAGAACGTAAGATTAATGAATGGGCAAATTCACCAGAAGGTCACCACGAAACTTCACCTACATCACATGGTGATCCGTATGATTACGCACAGCCTGTGAACTTGTCATTGAAGCGTTATATGGATGCAGAAGACAAGAAGGTGAGTGTATCTGAACATACCATAGACAGCATGAAAGCATTATACGAAGAATCTAAGAAAAAGACTATGGTAGAAGCACCAAACGAAGGTAACGAATTTTCAGGCAATCGTAAGAAAGCAATGGATGCGGGCGAAGATGAGTTTGAGGTAGACGGTAAGAAATACAAAGTTAAAGAATCTGCTTCAGGATCAGAACTTGCAGAAGCACAGAGCGCAGCACAGAAAGCCGCATTCAAAAAGATGTTAGATAAGAAAGAGCCTACAATGGACGATGAGCCAGAGTACGATGGAGATAAGAAAGAACCATCAGTGGAAGAATCATTGGAAGAATCCAAAGAATTGGCAATCTTGCTTAGAAACGCAGGACTATAAAGAACTTAGACCTTAGGACTGTTATAATTACTGGCTTGCCCGTTTTTATTATCTAAGGAGAGAGGATGCCGTTATCCATTATATGTAATTCGCTACTATATATATAAAAAACGGCAATTATTTAAGGAACGAATTATGAACGATATGAGAAAGATAATGGAATCTATATTACTAGAAACTCCTTTGCAGGTTGGTGATATTGTTGGATATAAAAATAAATCATATGAAGTAGTAGGTATTAATCCTAATGATTGGGATCAAGTATTGATTAAGTCACAAACTAGTGATGCAGAAGGATGGGTAGATGACAGTAAATTATCAAGAAATCCTCCAGTTGCAGAAACAGTCGAAGAGATTGAAGAAGTTGTTGAAGCAGATGATATTGACATTGATACCTTTTTAGAGAATTTAGAAATATCAGTAAAAAATATCATATCAAAATAGAGAAGGCAATGTCAGAATCAATAGATAACACATCTAACGAAGATGATGTCAGTCCGTATAGTCAAAATTATGCTGTATGGGTCCCACATAAAAATCCTTCCAGGCGTACTTATAAAGAAATAAAACATAGTATGGTAGATTTGACTCCGTCTACTTATTGTCAAGCCCGTTGTCCATCGTGTGCTAGAACTGGTGACGATGGTCTAACAATTCCAGGATTAAAGTTAGAACATCTAAGTATAGACATACTAAAAAAGATGGTAAAAAGTACCAGAATATTCAATGAGACTTCAATTATAAGACTTAGTGGGGATTATGGCGACCCAATGATGCACCCAAATATAGAAGAAATAATTGACATTTGTGTAAACAATTCAGAATATGTAATAATATCTACAAACGGAGCATTACGCAATGCCAAATGGTATACCCATATTGGTAACAAATATAAGTATAAACTCAGAATAATTTTTGGTATAGATGGTACAAATCAAGAAATAAACAATCTATACAGAGTAGATGTTAATTTTGCGAAAGCGTATGAAAATATGAAAGCATTTGCTGAGACCCCATCAGATGCGGAATGGCAATACATAATCTTTAATCATAATTATCACCAAATAGGAGATGCTATACAAATGGCAACAGATATAGGGTGTTCGTTATTTTTCCTTTTTAACAGAACTGAATATAACGCAGTAACGGACGAACAAGAGATGATGTTAGCACAGAAATACAACATAAACAGTCCAATTTGGAAGTTAGTTAATGAGTTATAATATTATATGTCCGTTCATGCTAGAATACACAGTAGATCATGTACAATTGAGTCAGAATGGAACTGTGTGGCCATGTTGCAAATACTCACAAGCATTTGAAGACTTCACTAGCAGTCATGATCAACAGTCATCCGATGCAAAAACATTAGCAAGCGATGTGATATTACAGGCTGAATTTGATAAAGATAAACATTGGAATGATTTAAAATACCATGAACTTGATGATATATTAGAAAACGATATATTCAAGAAATACATTGCTACAGACGGGTGGAATAGCGATAATCCGCCATTATTATGCAAAAAACATTGTAATAATATTGAGAAATAATGCAGTTTACGAATAGATAAATACTTATATGTCATCAGATACTAAATTAGTTAAAACACCACATCAAAAAGAAAATTATACACATGAGCAATTAGTAGAATTAGCAAAATGTATTAAAGACCCAAAATATTTCATGAAAGCGCATTGTTGGATACAGCATCCAGTTAAGGGTAGAATGAGATTTGAGTTGTTTGATTTTCAAGAAGAATTAGTTGATGTATATCACAATCATAGAAACTCAGTAGCATTGATTTCTCGTCAAATGGGAAAATCAACATGTGCTGCTGGCTATCTATTATGGTATGCGATGTTTGTACCAGATCAAACAATCCTAATTGCAGCACACAAATATAGTGGCGCACAAGAGATAATGCAGCGTATTCGCTTTGCATATGAAACATTGCCAGATTATTTGAGAGCGGGCGCAACATCATACAACAAGGGTTCATTGGAATTTGATAATGGTAGTCGTATTATAGCACAAGCCACTACTGATAACACTGGTCGTGGTATGTCTATATCGTTAGCATACTTAGACGAGTTTGCATTTGTACGACCAAACATAGCAAGAGATTTCTGGACAGCATTGTCACCTAC